CGTCGTAGTCCTCCCACGGCGGCCGCGCGCGGCGCTCTTCGACGGACATCCGCAAGCGCTTCTCGGTCAGCCGGGCGAGCACGTCGCCGAAGACTGGCGAGGTGTCGCGCATCTCTGGATCGTCGGATGCTTCGTCGGCAATGCCGCCAACGCCATCCGCGCCGCCCAGGTTGGCCGCTGGCTCGTTTCTGCCGGTGCCAGCCACCATATTGATGGCAGACTGCAGAAGCCCCAGAATACCCTTAGACGGAGCCGCATCTGCACGTTGCTGGCTGTCGTCGACTTCACGGAGCCATTGGCCGTCGGCGCCACGGAACGCCATGGTGTCGGCCCAGATCGCGTAGCGGTCCTTCCCGGCCTCTTCCATGGCCCTCGCGCGGGCGAACACGTCATCGCCGCGATCCGTCGCGCCAACGAACGACGCCATCGACCCGTCATCGTCATCAGCCGTAATGGCAGATACAGCAGACGGACGTGGTGCCTCTGGCGGCTTGGGCTTTAGGGCGGCCTCGAGTTCCTCGTAGCGTGCCTTCATCGTGGCGAACTGAAGGGCGCGCGGGAACGGCGTCGCCACGGACTGCTTCTCAAGACGAGGAAGCTCCGCCGTCTGTCGTGCAATGAAGTTCTCGGTGTTCTTGCGAACGCCTGGGATGCCGATCAGGATGTTCTCGAACTGCCTCACGATGCCGACGGCATCGGATTCGCCCGTGATCACCTTGTTGCCGTCGGCCGGCTGGTAGCTTGCCGCCCCTTCCAGAGAGAACCGGACGACAATGCCGTTGTCCGACTTGCGAGCGCTGGCGACCATCTTGAAGCCGCTCATGGCGCCGAGTTCGATTTCGTTCGCGTCACGGCCCCTGTGGTTTTTCATTTCCGCCAGGATTTGGCTACGGATAGCCTCGCCGGCCGCTTTGCGTTCGGTGACTTCGCCATTGAGAGTGCCCGTGTCGAGCCGGACCTTGAACGCATCGCCGCGTAGGTCGGTGACCAGCGGAGCATCCTGGACGTACCGGGCAAGCGCTTTCTCGCGATAAGCGAGTTCGGCCCTCGTTTCGGCCAGCAAGAGAGCCGCAGAAATGTAGGTCCGCTCGTGGCCGCGCTTGGCGGCTTCCATCACCCGCAATTCGCGGGTGAGCTCTGCAAACTCCACAATCCGCGTATCGCCAGTCGCGAGCGCCTTGAGCGTAGAGGCTTCCGGGATCGGGCTGTCGATGTCTTCGGCGTCCCGCAATCCGCGCGCGCCGGCTCGGAACTGCGCGATGAACTCTGCCTTACGTGCGAGGATCTGCCACCGGTAAGCGTCGGCTGAGCCCTCCGTGACGTAGCGGAATATCGAGATTTCCTTGTTCTCGTTGCCCTGGCGCAGGATACGACCGTTGCGCTGTTCGTCGTCGGCCGGGTTCCACGGCGCGTCTATGTGGTGCAACGCGGTCAGAAGTCGCTGGACGTTGGTGCCAACGCCCATCTTGGCTGTCGAGCCGAGCAGGATGCGGATCTTGCCAGCCCGCATGGCCTTGAACATCTCAGCCTTTTGCTGGTCGTTCTTGGCGTCGTGGATGAAGGCGATTTCTTTCGCCGGGACACCTCGTGCAACCAGACGATCCTTGATGTCCTGGTAGAGGTTGAACTTGCCTTCAAGCATCGACTCGATCTCGGCGTTGCCTTCGGCGTCTGGATCGCCATCGGCATCGTCATCGGAATCGACCATGAGACTGTCGCGGATCTTGTCGATCGCGCTTTCGTCGCCAGCGTCGCGCGGCTTCTTTGCCGGTGCGGCTTTGCTTCGCGAACTCGGCGGCCCCATGTCGGAGAAGATCAACTGGCCGAGCGCTGGCGCCTTGCCCTCGCTATAGATCTTGAAGACGTTGTCGACGACCTTGGCGATCTTGCCGTTAGGGTTGAACTCGGCGCTCGGATCGTAGAGACGGATGTCGGTCGCGACCTGCAGCATCTTGGTGAAGAGCGACAGATGGTTGTCTTCGCCCTTCTCTGCCGGACCTTTGAGCGCCTCCATCTTTGCAATGAGTTCGTCTGTGGCTTGGCTTTGCGCGGTATCCATTTCGGCGAGGACAACCTGCGGCTGGCCGCCCTTGAGCTCTGGCCGAGCCAGATTGAGATCGTTCGCGGTCACGCTGCTGGTCACGCGCGAGTAGAGCGCGCTGAGTTCCGGCACGTTGATGAACTTCGAGAACGACGTGACGTCCTTCAATTTCAGGCTTACGCCCTGCTCTGTCTTGGTGACGGCCATGCCGAACGTGGCGGCCCAGGTGTCGAATTTTTCGATGCCGTACTCGCGCAGCGTCGCGCTCTGCAGATACCGCTGCATCGTGTAGACTTCGGCCATCGACCGCGACATGGGTGTGCCGGTGGCAAAGATTGTCGAGCGGCCCGGCTTGGTCTTCTCGATGTGGCGGATCTTCATGAAAAGGTCGGTCGCGCGCTCGGACCCCTTAACGCCGATTCCTTTGATATTTGAGTGACGCGACTGGTAGTCAAGATTTTTATAGCTGTTGTGGACTAGGACGCCGTCGGCGAAGTAGTTGTGCTCTCCCTCGACGCCGATGTCGTAAACGAATTGATCTGGTCGACAACAGCTTGCAGGTTCGTCAGCACTTCCTGGTTCGAGAACCTCAACACGGACCACCCGAGAGCATTCAGTATCTCGGTTTTCCGTCGATCCAGGAACTTCCACTTCCTCGTGCGATGAGAGAGCCCGTCCACTTCGATAGCCAGCCGGATGCTCGGCAAGGCCACGTCGACCTTGTAGTTGCTCGGGAGCGATGGGAACTGCCCACGCACCGGCTTGGTTGAAATCGCAAACTCTATCGGTGCCGCGCCCAACGCCTCGGCCAACATAATCTGTGGCTTGGTCGTCTGTCCGTTGCCACCCCGAGCCAGAAACGTCCGACCAGAAAGCGACTTCGCCATCCGGGACCGAGTGGCTTCGCATCGCATTGGATTCCGCAGCCTCATTCGATCCGATGATGCTTGCGATACGCGCTGTACGAATTCCTTGTCCGTCTTCCATTTCTGCTTCATGGCGGCGTGCATTGGAGCCGCCGACAACTCGGTCCGACCCGGCTGTGCCATCCGCCATCGGGCCGAACAGGAGCCTGAGCAGAACCGTCTCTTCGCGTTGTTGGTCGATCCGCTGCTGCGGAAGATGAACGGCTTGGAACAAACCTCGCACGTCTTCGCCACTGGCTTGCGGTGCGCGAGACCCTTGCACGGCTTCGAGCAAAATCTCTGAGCGCGACCACCTTGCCCTCGCGCGACCGGCGTGAATTCCCGACTGCACGTCTCGCAGGCTAACACTATCGGCGCTGCGCTGATCTCTTGGTGCGAGTGGTAACACCCTATGCTGCAGAACTTCTGCACGGTCCGCGAAGTTGCCTGTTCCTGAGCGAACGTCAAACCGCACATCTGACAAGTTCTGTCGGGTCGCGGCTTCCGCATACCCATGGCTTTGCACGCGGTGCTGCAATACTTCGCGGTCTTGGCCGCCCATGAGTCCGCGGGACGAAACGCCACTCCGCAAGATGCGCACGGCATCCCCGGCAACGATAGTCTTGGCCTCGACATAGCCCCGTCCGTCAACAAAAACGTGGTGGTTCGTTGTGCACGTAACCTTTTGCCCTGACGACGTGTGAATTACAACAAGTTTCTTCTGTTGTTTCTGGTACTTCCAGAACTGTGTGACAGGCCTCCAAACAGTCTCGCCAGTAGCGTGATCAACGCTCCGAACGCGCACTGGCAGTTTGTTTTCGACGATCTCTCCAATAGAGACTTGGCCCCGGTCGGTGTCGACCAGCGTTTCACTCGGGAAGCAGTGGGCCTCGTCCACGATCAGGAAGTCGACACCCAGCTCTTCAAACTCGACGCCGGCATCCTTTTTGTCCGTCGCCATCAGCTTATCGAGTTTGGCTTTGATCGCCTTTTTCTTGCGCTCAATCTGCTTGACGGTTGGGTCGCGCGACGGCTTGCCGTTATCCTCAGCCTCCCCCTTGGCAGTCAACCAAGCCTCGACGATTTCTGCCTTCTGTTCCTCCAGGAACTCCTTATAGGCTTCTGGCGACATCGGCAGTTTGCCGAAGGCTGAGTGCGTTATGATGATCGCGTCCCAATTGTCGGCAGCAATCCGAGCCGCAAAGGCCTTGCGGTTCTTCGCCTCCATATACTTCTTCTCGGCGACGAGAATCTTGGCGTTGGGGTAGGCCTGGAGGAACTCGCGCGAGAACTGCTCAAGCATATGGTTCGGCACGGTATACATAGGCCTGCGGATCAGTCCGAGCCGCTTCATCTCCATGCCGGCCGCGATCATGGCATAGGTTTTGCCCGCGCCAACGGCGTGATCCATCAGGACGTTTCCGGTCAGGATCGCCCGCCAGATCACGTCTTTCTGGTGCTTCCGCAGTGAGAACGGCACTGTCTGGCCATTCGGCAGTGCGATCGACGTTGCCAATCCTGGCAGCGTCAAGTGCGACCCGTCAAAGACCGTGGTGACGAGCCGGTTGAACTTATCGTTGTATAAGTCCTCAAGCATCTGCGCGCGGGCTTCGTCTTCCCAGACCCAGCCGGGCATGCCGAGTGTTGGGTCGCCTGTGAATGCCTCGGAAACAGCTCGGACCTTGGCCGCAACATCTTCGGTGGCGGTCCGGTTAGCAACCGGGTTGCCCTTCTCATCCTTGTCGTAGACCGTGATTTTCTTGCTGTTCAGCGCCGCAATGACGATATCGTCCGCTTCGGCCCTTGTGGTGCCCCACGCGGCTTGGCCGGACGGCGTCGTGTAAACGTTGGCGGACGTCCAGATCCAACTCGACGTGATCGGCTCAAACCTCACTTCGCCGCGGATGTTGAGCACGTTCGCGATGTAGGCGTTCAGCACTTCGGCTGGTATCCAGGGGGCGCCGAACGTCGTTCGGATGTCGACACGCGACAGCTTTGTCGGCTGCACCGCTTCAAGTGCCGTGACGTTGCGCCGGAACGCCGGGTTGATCTCGGCCGCTGCCGTCGCTTGCTCAAGCTTGCCGACGACGTCGCCCGACAGATAGACCGCGCTGATCTCGTGCTTCTCGCCGTCGGGATTGAGGAACACGCGCTCGCCGAGGTTGGCGGCTGCCTCATCCTCAGACGTCTGCATCATCTCAGCGATGCGCTTGATATCGACCTTGCCGGTCTCGTTCAGAGAAACAGCGAGCGCGTCGTCGGGCCCGGTGATGTCGGGGCGGACGTATTGCTGCAGTATGTCGGCGCTGAAGATGGCGGCCTTAGTGGCCGTGTCATTTTCAGCGTCATAGTTCTCGATCGCCGAGACCTTGTAGCTGTCCGGATCGTCGCGGAAATCGGCAAGGTTCGGGAACTTGACGATCGTGATCTCGCGCTCTTCGCCTTTGATCTTGCGCTTCTGGATCGAGATCGTTTTCTTATTGATCGGCCCGAACGCCTTCACGAAAGCATCATAGGCCGTGTTCAATTTCTTGCGCAGCGCCGGCAGGGATTCGGCCTTGCCTTTGCCCCGGCCCGACTGGATCGCCATGATGTCGTTGACGATGTCGCGCATGTCGAGAAGCATGCGGGCGCGCTTGAGCTTCGCACCTGTTGCATTCTGCGCAACAGCTTGGCCGAGCACGTTCTGGAACAGCTTGCCGCCCTTGAGGAAGAACGCGCCTTCCTTGACCGCTGCATCGGACAGTTCCTTGGTGTCGCCAATGTCGACCGTCTCGGTGCCGCGCTCGACGAACACGTTCGCTGGCATTTTCTGTGCGGCGTCGATAATGCGCTGCTTGATGTTGTCGGTCGAGCCGACCAGAACCGGACTCTTGTCGCGGTACATTGAGCCCGTCAGGCGCATCTCGCCTAGCATCATCTCCGGGCGCTTGGCGAAGTAGGCGTTGATCTTGGTCGGCCCGTCGGGCGTCTCGACCGTGACGCTATCCAGGAACTCCCTGGTCTCCGGCGACTGCTCCTGGCCTTCCAGGCGCTTGCGCAGGAAAATGATGTCGGTCGTTACTTCGGTGCCGGCATTGCCAGCGAACGCACCCGTGCGGCCGCCTGGCAGTCGGATGGCGCCGACAAGGTCTGCTTTGCTTGCGATCAGACGACGGGCCGTCGTGCTCGGCTTGTCCATCGTGCCAGCCGACGTGATGAACCCGACGATGCCGCCCGGTCGAACAAGGTCGAGTCCCTTGGCGAAGAAGTAGTCGTGGATCAGCAGCTTGGAATACTTGCGATCGGTCAGCGTGAAGTTGCCGAACGGGACGTTCGAGATCGCAAGGTCGAAGAAATTCGGCGGCAGGTTGGTTTTCTCGAACCCTGAGATGCGAACGTCCGACCCCTCGTAGAGGTACTTCGCGATCTTGCCGGTGATCGTGTCGAGTTCGACGGCGGTCCAGTCGATCTGTTTGGCAAGGTTGGACGGTGTCAGGCCGATGAAATGGCCGACGCCAGACGATGGCTCCAGCGCCCTGCCACCGGTAAAGCCGAGATGCTCGACGGCGGCCCACATCGCATCGATGACGCTCCGCGATGTGTAGTGGGCATTCAGCGTCGACGCACTGGCGCTGGCGTATTCCTCCGCCGTCATGAGGTCGATCAGTTCCTGGCGTTCCTTGGCCCACTCTGATTTGTGAGTGGCGAACACGTCCTGAGCGAATGCACCCCAGCCGACGTAGCGGACCAGCACGCCCTTTTCGGCCAGCGTCGGCTTACGGTCAGGGGACTCGGCAAGCTCTTTTACGAGCCTGATGGCGGCGATGTTGGCGCGGACTTTTTCTTTGGGACCGCCTTCGCCGATGGGGTCGTTTTCGGTGATCCGGTAGTTTTCGCGTCGACGGTCTTTTCGCTCTTTATCGGCTTGGCGCTTGGCTGCGAGGATGGCAGCACCAGTATCACTTCGCTCATCACGATCTCGCTTGCCACGATCGGAGCCTGCTGCAGAAGCTCCACTCTCGCCTGGAACTCCTGTTCCTTCATCGCTTCCGCTTTCAGCCGAGCGTGCGTCAGGTCGAACATCTCCTTCGCCTCGATCGCCGTCTCCTCGAGATGACCCTCCAGCGTCTTGGCCTTCTCCATCGCCTTGAAGGTCTCGGGGGATGATTCCATCAAGAACCGGCGTCTCGCTCGCGCGTACCCGTCGATCTCTCTCTGCTCGGCGTCGGTCAGTTGCATTGGCCTCGGTGTCCCTGGTTACGATCGCACGGTTGCCAGACAGTGTGGCCGCATCTGCCTCGGTGCCGATCCGCTTCTGGAACTCCGCTTCGATCGTGTCGAGTTGCAGAGCCTTGGTGCGCTTCGGCGCGGCCTTGCCGTAGAGCCACGATACCGCATCAATGTCGGCCTTGACCAGCTTGCCGATCTTGGCCTTCAGGTCGTGGAATAACTTGGTGTCGGTTCCAACTCGTTCAAGGGCGACGGCATGGGCTCGGGCGGCATCGCTGACGGGCTTGTCGTAAGTGGCAATGAGGCCGTCGACGAGGGACTCGTCGGTCCTGGCAACGGTGATGTCGTTGCTTGGGATTGCCCCGACTTCTCGGCGATCTGGTTCTGCGCTTCGAGGATCGCTTGTTGCACGTCCGGGTCCGGGTCCTGGATCGTCAGCAGGTCTTCCAGGTGTCCCTGCCACATCTCCAACGGGTCCAGAGGGTCGGGCGGGTCGATCCAGTACGCCATCGGCGGTCTCCTTGAGGGCTGCGATCGCAGCCACGGTTTCAGTCCATGTGTCGCCCATGGCTTGGCGTAGGCGCTGTTCGGTGCGGACTGCCGCCGCATACTCGAAGCCCGCAACGGCATCATACCGGATTACGCCACCTTCGCGCATCATCTGCGCAACAAGATGCGTGCGGAACTTAGGCAGGTCGATGTCGCTGCCGAGCGCGCCCTTGGTCGCCTCGTTGGCAATATCCCAGGCTTGGCCGAGGATAACAGGATCTCGGACAACGAACTCTGCCCAATACTCGGAGCCGTTGTGGCCGTGAACCCATGTGCGGCGGAGCGCCTGGCGCGGGGCTGCGTGCGTGTAGTCTGCCCGGCTGAACGATGTCGATCCAGGGTGGTTGTGGTGGAAGTCGACCGAATTCGGCGCGCCGAGGTACATCTCGGGCGCGGTGATTTCGTCCACCCGCAGTTGGCTCGCCTTGCGCGCCGAAGCCGGTACGCTGTTGGCTTTGGTCTTTCCGTTCGGGAACCCCATCACACCGTATTCGTTGCCGGTCTTCTTACCGTTGCGGAGCGCGAACGCGCGGGCCGCCTGCATGGCGAGATTGAAGCCGCGCTCGGCTTCTGGCGTGACTGAGGCACTATCCATAACGGATCGAGCCGCCTGAGCGGCTTGGTCGAACTCAGGCGTTCCAGGCTTAAGACCTGTGCCGCTGGCAGCCGCTGGCGATGCCGCAAGGTTCACCAGTATCTTCGCTCCGGCTGGGCTTGACGCCCTACCAATGACACCGCCTTCGGCATCGAGAGCGGCCCACGACTTGCCGTCGAACATGACCGAGCCGATCACGTCGCCTGCATCGTCGAGTTTCATGATGGCGTTTGCGTCGCGGAACTGCTCCTTCCACGTGCCCTGATTTGCCGTGCGGTCGATTAGGTCGAACAGCGCCTGTTGGTCGCCCCATACCTTCTGGGCTTCGCTCCAAGGTATTCCGAGGTCTTTCACGTAGGCTCTGGTCTTGACCAGATTGTCCCGCCAGCCATCGGCAGGCGTGACGACGGCGTTGGAGGTTGGCGCTGTCGCCGTGGCTGGCTGCACCTCCGATACGATCTCATCTGCCGTCTTGTCTGGTGCTCGAACACCGGTCTTATCATTGAGCCGATCGAAACCCATCACGATCGTAGTGATACCGGGCGACGACGTTACACTCTCGACCGGGATCTGCTGGGATAGTGCCTCGACGACTAGCGTTGCGGGGCTGGCTACTTTTGCGGCGTCCGCGAAGGTTTCGGCGAGGTTCCCGAGCGCTTCGCCAGAACCTTGCGCACCACCGACCGCCCCACTTCGGCTTTCGCTCGCAGCGACAGGGGCTCGGGGGCTGGCGAGACGCGCGCGGACTTCGCTTTCGGTTTTGGCATCATATACCCCTAGCTCCGCCAGTTCGTTGCCCATTTCTACGGCAACTTCAATATCGTCAAAGATCGAGATGTCGCTCAGCCTGACGACAGGGCTGTCGTTCAAATCGTCGCGCAAGACATCAAGGAACGTCGCGATTCCCGGACGCTGTGCGGTTGTGATAAAACCAGCATCCCATGCGCGGCGAGCCGCTTCATCAAGAGGAATACCACTACCATTGATCAGACCGCCTGAGTTGCGCTTTTTTCCTAGAATGGCGCTAATCTCGCCACCTTCGTCAACAATTCCACCAAGATCGCGCAGGAATGAGTTGAGCCTCTGCGGTTTTGGAACCTTGCGCATTTCTTGAACGTAGGTCCACGTATCGACAATGCTGTCGACTTCCTCGCCCGACAGTGTCCCAGCCTCGGGGAGGCTTCGGGCCTTCTCCGCATCCTCTGCGTCGTACTGGGCTCGCAGGTCGTCCAGATTGAGGGAGTTGACGATAACCTTCATACCGCCGACGGTCCTGGCCACATCGACCGGGTCAATGTGCTTTGTGACCTTCTCGACTTCGTCGATCACAGCCGCAATGCCCGTGTCGACTGCCACCTTCTCGACCGTCTCTTCGACCGGAACCGCCTTGAACGCATCCTCGACCGTCTGCTCGATCAGGTCTCGAGCCTGGCTCGACAGCTTGTAGTCCTCGTCTTGCGCGGCAAGCTCGGCTGCCATCAGTCCTTGAGCAACCCGGGCGACCTTCACTTCATGGTTTCGCGCGCGCGTAAGGCGGGCGACGTCGCCGAACCGTTCGGTAAGTGCAGCCTCGGGCATGGCGCGCAATCCCTCGACCAGCATGCGAATAGCAACCGGATCGCCGTCGGCGTGCATCTCGCCGAACCGCGCCGGCCGCAATTTGCCACCGGCTGCCCGTGCGATCTGGTTCATCTTGCGGCGAGCATCATCCAACTCGGCTGCAACAGGGTCGAATTCTGGCCCTTCGGGCTCAGCCGCGCGCCGCGGCACACCCTCGGGATCGATCCGGACAAGGCCGGTTGCAGCGCCGGCAACGATCGCCTCGACCGACCAATCCGCTGCAGGACGCTTGGCGTCATAGAGCGCTTGCGCAGCCTGAACTGCAGGGTCGAACATATCGCCCTGTGCTGCCTCGGCAGCGGCTGCTTGCTCGCGGCCCTTGGTCAGCCCATCGATTTCAAGCTCTATATCTTCGACTGCGGTTCGGGCCGCAACGAACGCGTTTCCAGCCGATCGTTTCTTTGCGGGTTTGGCCGCGTTCATGTTGGCTTCGGCAACCTCAAGCGCTGCTTGAGCGGTTGCGAGCTCGCGGTTGGCGGCGTTCAGCGCCCGGTCGAATTCCTGCGATGAACCGAGCGTGTAGACCTGGCCGTCTTCGCCGGGCGGCGGCGGGACAGACGTTTCGCGCGCACGCTCGAGAACAGCGACTTCATCGGCCTCTGCGGTTTCCCGCTGAACTTGCTTGACCATCGCCGCGTCTGGGACCTTGCCTGCTGGCAACAGGTCTTGCGCTGGCGCGGTAGCCGGGGAGCGGCCTGCGGCGGCCGGTGCTGCTGGGGTCTGCGCGGGCGATGCGGCACGGCCGGGCGGTGCGGACTGCGACGTTGCCGCGCTCGTGGCGGTTGGAACGGCACCGGCTGCTGCGGCCTGGACCTGAGCGGGATCGACCGCCAAAAGCGACCGGCCAAAGTCCGGCTGGCGCAATGCGCCAAACACAATCTCGCGCTCCGCGTCGTCGAGCGTGTTCCAGTACCGCTTGCCGGTCAGGTGTTCCGTCAGTTGGTAGAGGTAGGCCGTGTCACCGTCGCCGCGCTCGTTCTTCGGCAGGCTGTCTCGAATGTCTGAGAACTGGAGTCGGTCTTCGGGGGCGAGCGTGCTGGCCGCCGGGGCTGGCGTTTGAGGTGCGGGGAAGCCATTGCCTAAGGCTTCAAGGTCGATGACACCCTTGCCCGGCGTCTTGGGTGATGCCTGGGGTGTGGCTTGGGTGGCAACCGGTGGCATACCGCCAGCCTGACGGGCTTCCTCAACGGCGCGGTCGCGCGCTGCCTTTGATGCAAAGGTTGCCGCCTTGATGCCGCCGCCCGATAGGGCGCCGACCAGCATGCTCATGCTTGCATCGTCGCCGACGCGCCGCGTTGGGTCGTGAAGATAATAGGCCAGCAGGTCCTGCCCGACAGACTGGACCAACTCTTGCGCGCCTTCCTCGGCCGCTTCACGGCCGACGGTTTGGAGCAAGGCCATCACCCGGCTTTTGGCAACAGCAGGGAGTGGAATGTTGAACGCTATCGGCAATGCCTCGGCCCCGCCGAGAGCAAGGCCACCTCCGTAGGCTAAGGCAAGAGCCAGTTCCGACACCTCGCGCCCCTCTTTGCGCGACTTCAGTGCATCGTTGTAGGTCTGCGGTGACGTTGCCAAGCCGCCGATCGTGCCCGTTACCAGCATCGCCGGCAGTGTCTTCAGTCCGGCTGCCATAGCGCCGGCGTGGACACCATAGAACCCGGCCGTGGAGCCGACGCCTTGCGCCAGCATGACGGCAAAGTCTTCCTGGCGAAGCGGATCGCCGGGGAATGCCGCCTTGGCCTGAGCGCGCGCCCATCGGGCGACGGCCTGGACCGAATTGTCTTCAACCCGGTCGGCAGCGCCGAATGACCAGCCAGCAACCGACGCACCGATGCCAATGCCCTCGACGACCGACACGGGAATGTCGACAACGGACTGGATGCCGGCATCGGCCGCCGCACGGGCAACACCGAAGACCGTGTCGTCTGTGATGCCACGCTCGGGGTTCTTCCGCGCCGCCGTGATGATGTCGGACGTTTTCTTGCGGGAGGCCGCCAGCGTCCCGCCCATCTGGCTAGCGAGCACCTCGGCCAGGGCTTCCGGGATCGGCTTGGTGCTGCCGGACGTGGCGATGCCGTACAGCAAGCGCGCTGGACTTGGGATGAGACCTAGCATGTCCATAGTGGACATCGCCTTTAGCTCGGCCTCCTTGCCTGCGATGATCTCAGCCTGCCGACTGGGGTCGGCAACACCAAAGTAACCAAACAGCCCGTCAATTAGGCGCTCGCCTTTGGTAACCCGGTCCGTATCGGCCTGGATCAGCTTGGAGTAGATGACGTCGTCCAGCGACCCGTCCGCCTTTGCGGACTCGAACGTCGGGGAAAAGAAATTCGGTGCGGCGGACTCGACCGTCGGGGAAAAGAAATTCGGTGCGCTTGCTCCGCTTGGACCGGGTGCAGCACCAGCAAGCGACGGCGGCGTGCCGTCGTCGCCCGTCGTCGAGACCACTGACGGCGTCGAGAATTGTCCTTGATCGGCAGCAGGCTCCGCATCGCGGAACGACGGGGGCATTTCGTCCATGCTGTCGGTCGTTGACGTCATTTGATAGTCCTGTCGAAAACAACAAAAGCCCCACCGGTGAGGGCGGGGCTTGCGGGTAGGTCGGATAGCGTACTAGATGTCTATCAAGCGTCTATCGAGTGCCTATCAACCAACCTGACGGGAGGCCGATGATGGAAATCGCACTGCGTAGCTTCGCTCTGGCGCTTTACTTATGGGGTCTCACGATCGTCTATCGGCGAACTTGAGACGTTATCCTGTCGAGCTACCACTCGGCGACTACTCGACGCGAACTTTCACGCTTTACAGTGTGTGGTGCGGCGGCTTCGCACCGCGCCTTGACCATGCGCCCATGTGGCGAGGCAGCTATTGGCCGCGGCGCTCGCGCCGCAGCTAGATCACCGCCCCTGCTGTCCTAGCCCCATGGCTGGGCCGTTCTTCTGCAGGAACTCCATCAGCGCCTTTGACGATCCAGGGCCGAACCCCTTATCAAAGCCAGCAGCACGCGCGGCCGGGTTCTGCAACAGCCACTCCACATCCTTGATCGTTGGCGTTGCGCCTGCCATTGGCTGATTGGCGATCGCCGGACGGCGGCCGTCGCTTGGCACAACAGCAGGCGCGCTCCCGATGCCTTGCACGGGTTGGGCTGGTCCTGCTGGCGCCTTCGCCTGCTTTGCTGGCGGGTTGTCACCATTGAACCCGAACCCGCTCATGCTGCCCATCCAGGTCGTCGGCTCTTTCGCCGGAGCGGCGGCCGCTGGCTTTGCTGGCGCGGCGGCCGCTGGCTTTGCTGGCGGGTTAGCACCATTGAACCCGAACCCATTCATGCTACTTGGCGGAGATGGGTTGAGGAACGATTTGATCGGATCCATCTGCTGGACCATCGCTTGGCGCTGCATGTCCATTGCCGACAGAGGTTCGTTGCGAACCATCTTCTGGAGCACGCCAGCAGCTTCGTCTTTCCCCGTCTTGGTTGTGATCAGCAGTTTGACGGCGTCGTCGAATGCTTCTCTGGAGTATTTGCCGTAGGCGCGATCGGCTCTGGCGGCACCCTCTTTCAGGACATCCAGAAGCTCTTTTTCGTCCATATCGCTAAGGCGGCCGATCGGCAGCAACTGCAGGGCTTCCGCCTTGGTGATGATCCTGGTGCGTGGGTCGCGCGCATCCCCAAATATCCGCTCTTGAGCGGCAAGTCTGGCCTCGACTAAAGCGACACGAGCCTCGTTTGCGCTCATCTTGATCGTTTCTTGCGTGACTGAGGGCTGCCCATCAGAACCGGTGCCGACCGCCATGGTCTTACCCTTGGCTCCTTTGATCTGCGCAATTACGCTCTTGACTTCTTCGCTGCCTGCCATCGCGGCTGCGGCATCCTTGCCAAGCAATTCGTTCATCTTTTCCGCAGTCTTAACCGCAGCTTCATAAACCTTCGACCGATCCGCATAGCCTGGATCAAACTTGGTCGCTTCGATCTGCTCGCCGACCGACTCAAGATGGCGCGCGCGCTCCGCCTCGGACATATTCGGCAACGGGCTCAGGACGTTGAACTGCCACTGGGCCTTTTCGATCTTGGCCTTTTGCTTCTCGAACTGGTTGCGCGTCAGGACACGCTGCGCCTTTTCGAGGTAGGTCGAGCCGTCTTCGTAGACCTTGCCCTGTCCCGACTGGGCAATGCGCTGGGCTTCGTCCTCGCCTGCCTTGATGGTAATCTCGCGTTGGGCGATGACCGCCTTGCCAGCCATGAGCTCGCGGTCTTTGTTGGACAACCACCGGTACGGGGCGTTGTCTGAGTACCTTGGTCCTGAGTCTGGTCTTCCATCCCCGTGGTCGTCGCGCTGAACCGAGCCCGCGACGGCAGCAGCATCGCGCGCTTGCTCGGCGGGCGCTGCGAACGCTTTCTTGATCTGGCCGACGGTGACGACGTCCATCGCGGACGCCTTGGTGCCGTCCGGCATGGTGAATTGCTTCTCGGCATCCTTTGGAAGGATGGCCATGAGCTTGGCGCGGGTGTCGGCTGGAACGGTAGATAGCGGTTGATCGCCGTCTATACCGTCGAGGATCGTCGAGACTTGGCCGCGAGAGTTTATCTCAGACACCACGCCATCTGACATCTTGCCGGATGCGTCGGCGACCTGGGCGTTCGCTTGCGCCGGCGGCCGCATGCCTGCCGTCATCCCGCGCTGCTCTAGCGGTGGCGACTGAGCGACGGCCTTGCCATCATCCGGGATGAACTTGACGCCCGACTTGAGGAACGGCTGCGACGCCATCTCCTTGTCGCCAATGTCACGCGCAACCGGGACGTCGAACCGATCGGCTGCAGCCGTCTTGAAGCGGCCGCCCGTATCGTGGACCACGCCCTGGACATTCTTGAGCGTCTGCTCTTTGCCGTCTGGCCCGATGAACGTGATCTCGGGTATCGTGTACTTCTTGCCGTACTGGTTTGGATTGCCAGCAAGCGTGATGTATTGAGATCGGCCACTGGCAACATCGTCGAGTGTGCGAACCTCGGCCTTGCCGTCTGGCCCTTTCCGAGCAGCGGCGTATCCACCCTCCATTTTGGCGATGTCGGAGCCCGGTTTCTGGGGCGAGTACGCCGAGAGTTTTGGTGTGATTTCGTTTCCGCCACCAGCCGGAGACGGCCGCGAGCCACCCTGCCAGTACGTCTTGCTGGTATCGTAGTTGCCGCCGTACCGCTTGCCACCCTGCCGGGCTTCGACCGGCTCAATGTGCCAGTCTTCATGGTCAAGCGGGAAATTCAGGCCGAACTTCTTGGCATTGGAGTGAACCCATTCAACCGCTGCTGTTCGCTTGCCGCCAAGGCCAGCGCCACGATCGCCGTACTGTAGGTCCACTGCCTCGCCACTTTGATGGCTTGAGCCGCCTGGGGGTGCAACGTGCTTGCGCGCTTCCGATGCCGAGCCGTACTTCTTGAGTGCGTTATCCCAGAGCACCGCTTGGCGGCCAGCATCGCGATGACCAGAGATGATACGAACGTCGTGGCCAGCCTCTTGCGCGGCTGCTGTCAGCGCAGCGAGCCGGTCTGTCATCACGGGATGAAGGTTGTCGATGTCCGACGTGCGCTTCTCGTAGCCCGGCGCAAGGCGCGATTGCAGATAGGCTTTCGGATCTTTCTCGACCGGACCGCCGCCACCCTGCGGCCCATCATCGTACCGAACGCCATCGGGCGGCCGCGTCGGGTATGTGCGGATGTCTCGGAGCACTTCGTCGGGATCGTCACCGCGCTGCAGCCTGGATTCGATGTGGCGCTTCTCGGCCGAGGTGGCGAATTCTTTCTTGATCTCTTCCTTGCGGTTTACCGGTAGGCGCGAGGACTCAATACGGACCATACCGCGACCGATCGAGTCCCGCAGTCTGTCGGGGTCTTTGTCCAGGATCTTCAGCTCGCCATCAAGACCGCCCTGCACGTCGGCGATGTGGTAGTTGTCCCGCTGCTTCGTCTCGATGTTGCGCGCTTGCCACTCGCGCTCCGTCGCCATCCTGCGGAGCTTGACGTCGTATTCGCCCTTCTTGGCCTCGGGCACGCCCTTGAACCACTCCCGCGCGTCGGCATCAAATGCCTTGACGTAACTCTCGCGGAATCCATCCCCTTCGGGGTGGATGTTGCGCTCAGCGTCGGCCAACCGTTCTTTCTGTTTCAGGTCAAAGTCCAGGAACTTGACCGTCGTCTCGTATTCCTGGCGCTTCTCGTCCTCTTTCCCAGCAGCAGCCAGAAGACCGCCGAGCGACTTGCCGAGGTTCGCGATGCTCAAGCCCAGGGCAGCCTGCGCCTTGCCGGGAGCCTGCGCTGCGGACGCATCGTAGGTCTCCATCTTGCGCGTGTCTTGCCAACGGTGGTCGGCGATCGCGTTCTGATCTGGAATTCGCGCCATGGACCTCAACCAGTCTTGATGGGATCGTAGTAATAACTACCGCCCGAACTGCTACCGCCGCTGCCCTTGAAAGCGCCACCGCCACTGCCGAACACGCCCGACACACCCGAAATCACACCGGCCGTGCGCGTCGTCTGGGCGGCCTTGCGATACTGCTCGGCTTCATACACGAGGATGTTGGCTTGGCTCTGCCGACCGGCCCGGGCTTCCTCACCCTCCCAGATCGTCGCGTCGCGGTTCAGAATACCGCGCTCGGCCGTGTCCGTGGCAACCTGAAGGGCAGAGCCGGAATCGATGCCGCCGCCGCTGTTGGCGAAGCCTGCCCGCTGGTCGGAAAGGATCTTCTTCGTCTTGCGCTCTTGTTGCTGCGCTTCGCGCTGCTTGATCGCCGAGTCTTCGAGCCCCTGGCGAAGTTGAGCCTGGGCTTCAGCGTCTTTGATGTTTGCCTGTGCCTCTTGCGCGTCCGCTTGCCCTTGAGCGGACATAACCGCGCCGGCGGCGCTGGCGATTCCGCTGATCAGCGGGGCTATGAGAGCTAGTCCTGCCATTTAGTTGTTCTCCTCGAAGCGGATGCGCCACGCCTTGAACCCGCCCATCAACCCCTCGTACAGGATGATGTCGGCAGGCTTCTCCATGGCCTTCAGTGGTTTGAACCCGAGAACCCTGAGGAACGCTTCGGCGTTCGGCATGCGGGTGTCACACAGGACGTAGACCTCGCGCGCGCCGCTATCGCGGATCATGGCGATGCTCTCGCGGATCAGCCGGATCAGCCACAGCCCGTGATTACGTATGTTCTGGTCGTGGATGAAGAACGACGCCCACACCCGATCCTGGATCGTGCTGAACCCGGCGTAGGCGACCGGCTTGCCGTCCTTCGTCATCGTGCCGCCGAACACATCAAACAGCACCTCTTCGATCTCAACGCCGTCTGACGGGTGATACTGGCGGAACTCGTAGCCCTCTGGCGGCGTGTTGAACTTGTCTAACCAGTTCGTCATGGGACGCGCTCGCTCAGTTCGTGGCCAACAACGAACCCGTCGATCCAGGCTGGACCGGGGGAGTTGAGCCGGATGCACATGCGCGGGTCGGTCTGCAGTTCGCTGTCGGGAACCGTGTAGGGATCGGTCGTTTCGGTCACCAAGGCCGGGCCCGAGCCATAATCATCGCTCTCCATCCGGTCATCAAGGCGGTCCATCACATCGAAGCTGCAGCCATATTCGATGCCGCCGCGGATGGTCTTGCGCAGGATGAAGCAGATGTCGACGGGGCGCCCCTGTTGGGCGAGGGCAGTGCCCTGCTTGGCGCCGAGCGCGAGCTTGGGGCCCTTGTAGAAACCTTGATACCCGAGCCCGATGACAGCAGTGCTTGCTGCAGCCGGCAATATTACGTCGCCCGACGAGACCGCGAACGTACCAGCAAAATAGCCATCGGCCCAGACCTGGACGGTTTGCCCTTCCAGGTGATCCAGCCCGTCGAATGTCGTGCGAGGCGAACCCGAATACGCCACGTAGCTGTCGAGCCGACAAGCAACGTTCTTCGTCTCGTAGTAAAGAGGTCCAAGGCGCTCAAGATACCGCCGCGTCTGGCCGTTTACCACGCGCTTGACCGAGATGAACAGTTCGTCCTGGTTGTCGCCAACCCCCGGCAGTGTGGTGACCGACTCGATGATGCCGCCAGCCCCTGGCGACGACCACCGGCCCCAGCCGAGCACGTTCTCTGACGGGTCGAACAGCTTGAGCAGCATCTGGCCATCGCCGCGGATGGCGCACACTCGGCTGTCTGGCCGGCGCATGACAGCAAGCTGGCTGACACTTGGCCGACCGATGTCACGGTGAAGCGTCGTCAACGGCCGCGCCACGTAGTCCTGGAGCTGGACGTTGTAGACGATCTCCATCAGGTGAAAGCCGGAGTTGTCGATGTAGAGACACCGCGTGTCGATCTTGATCGGCTGGATGTCGCCGACACCATAGGTCGACATCTCGCGGACCGTCATGTTGGTCGTCGACAGTGGCTCGTCGAATGCGTTCGACCGCACCACAACCTCGGCGCCCTCGGTGCCGATGATCAATCGCCCGAGGCCGATCATCCACTGGCCTTCGTTGGCCGCTCCGACTGCTACATCTCGAGCAATTGCAGACGAGTTGCCATCGTCTCGCTCATGGCTTTCATAGGCACCCGAGTAGGACCCCCAGAACCGGTCCGAGCGCAGCGTCCACAGCCGGCCGTCGAACTCGGTGACGGCGCGCGGCCAGCCGCGATAGTCGCTCCACGCGCCCTCCTCCCAGTTCTCGGTCGACGTCGCTTGGGCCAAGTTGTCGAGGACTTCCATCAAGACTTGCGTGGCGCTGACGTAGTTCGTCACGCGAACGATGCCTTCCGTCGACGAACCAGCGTGGAAGATCGTGACCGTCGCGCTACCTGACGTGTATTCCCCGGTCTCGACGCCAACCCGATAAAACACTCGGTTGTTGTCGAGACCGTCGTTGAACGCCAGGGCGAAGCTTGTGCCGGCGGTTGCAACCGAGACGCTACCGCTGGTCGACGACGAGGTCGTTGCGTTGGCCCACGACGTCGTGTTGCCGATCGACCGCTGGATCCGAACTGTCCCGGTTAGGCCTGTCCCGACCGTGAACGTCAGTGCGCGGGACCCGCCTACGCCCTGCACTTCAACCGGGTCGGTCCATTGGTCATCTCCCGACACGACGCGAGACTCGAACTGCCCTGGGTGAGTGAGGCGGAATAGTGCGCCGACGTGGCCCGTTTTGAAGAAGTCCCGCGATGCGTCAAGTGTGCCGTTGCCAACACGCACGGACGGGGTGAGCCTCAGTGAATTGTCGGTGTTCGGGTCCATGAACGGACCGTCGACCTCTTCGGTCTCGGTGACGCTCCACGAATTGTTGTCCCAGCGCTCTATGCGCCTTTGGCGCGTGGTGCTGATCGCAACGTACATGACGTTGAGCGTCTGGTGGAAGCGCAGCGACTGGTGGTCGTCTGACTCCCACGGCGTGGCCAGTATCAAATCGCCAGCGCTGGCGATCGCGATCGTCTCGACCTCAATCTGGCGATAGGCTGACGATGTTATCTCGACCCAGAACGATCCGACTGGCCTGAACGCCAGCGAATGATGCCCCGTCCGCAGCTTGCGCTCTTCGATATACTGCGTGCCGCCGGCCGACGACCCGACTTTCAGGATCACCGGGCCGTGGTGGACGTGAATGTTCAGCGCGTGCAGCACGTCCGGAGTCGATGTCGAGACCTGCTGGCGGATACCAGCGATCGCAGAGCCGTTCGAGTTGAGGAGCAGGCGCCCGCTGCCTACCGTTGCCGATGCCCCGGACGTGGATATGTCCGTCCATCCGCTCAACGATGAGGCGAACGTCCCGTTAGTGATCGTCGCACCTGCCGTTGGACGCGCGATGATGTCGGCGTCTGCGTCGCCAGTCGCGATGCGCAAGGTTTGGTCGCCGAGGCACAGAATGAACTTCTCGCGCACGGAGCGCACGAAGTGGTGAAGCCTGAATTTCTCGGTCCCGAGGTCGGCCCGGAACCCAAACCCAGGGCGAAGCCCCATCGGTCCGTTGGCGTCAAGCCAGATGTTCAGGCACGTCTCGGAGCACGCCGCGTAGTTCTCAAGGGTGACGCGCGACAGCGTCTCGCTGCCGATTTCGCCGCCATTAAACACGACGAAAGGTGCCGTAAGACTGGACCTAGACATCAAAACGCTCCAACGGTTGAACGCGTTGTTGATAGATGGTACAGTGTCGTAAGACAGAGGGCGACGCGATGATGTCGGCGGCTAAAAATCTTGTTGGCAAGACTTTCGGCAGGCTCATAGCCATTGAGTGCTTGCCCGCAACAAGTCCTGGACGACACCTGAGGTGGCGTTGCAGGTGCGAGTGCGGAGATGAGGTTGTGGTGACCAGCGAAAAGCTTAGATCTGGCCACACCAAGTCCTGCGGATGCTTGAGGGGACGCCACAAGCACACGAGCCGCACCGCGCCACCATCGCCAACCTACACGTCGTGGCGAAACATGGTTTCGCGATGCACCAGACCCAATTCCACAAGCTACGAACATTACAGAAAACGGGGCATCAAGCTGTGCAAGAGGTGGCTCGTCTTTGACAACTTTCTCGCCGACATGGGGGAGCGGCCGCCAGGAACGACGCTTGATCGACTTGATAACGACGGGCACTATGAACCAGGCAACTGCCGGTGGGGCGACAAGAAACAGCAGGCCAACAACAGGTCGACGAACCAATTGTTCGAGTACCGAGGCCAGACCTACACGATGATCCAGCTTGCGCTGGCGACTGGCGTGCCGAAGGAAACGATTAGATCGCGTCTTGTGCGCTCCACAAGATGGACCATTGAAGACGCAATCAACACGCCAACCCTCGCCCACACAGAGCGCCGGAAGCCGAGACCCTAGCGCCATCAGCGTTGCTCGCGGTCAATGTTGCCGCCGCGGCGGTATCCTCGAGCAGCGCGCGACCACGAACCATGCTTCTGGAGTTTGGTCGGGCCCTGCGTGGCGTCCAGCCCGATCGCGTCGGAGCCGAACCGCTTGACCGCCTTCATGGCATCGTCTTTGGCTGACGGGTTGAGCTTGGGCGCGGCTCTCAGGGCTAGATCCGCCGCCACGAAATCTGCAAACGTCTGAGACCACGCCCCCGGCTTGTCGATCCGCCGGTCGGACACATAGACGATGTAGACCGCTCCCATTGACGTCGCGATCTTGCCCTCTTCGATGGAGTAATCGAGAAGATCGTCCCCGTCATCGCCGGTATCCGAGACGTGCAGAACCCGCAGGCAATCGTTCGGTAGGGCGTAGTAGTAGTCGTAGGTCGATACGGGAACAGCCTCGAGCCGGCCGAGATTGGCCCGGGCCTTAGCGTGGTCCCATGCCGTCTTCTCGTGACAGTATTCGCAGGCGGGCAGCCAGTGGGTGTTGAGCGTGCGCACGACCTCGTTCTGTGCCGTGTCGCTCTGGAGCAGGTTAAGCCCCATGATGCCGACCGCGCTGTTGAATACCGTCAGCTTGGTGGGCATTAGGCGGCCTCAGCCTTCTTCGTGCGCTTGGCGAGCCATGATTCGGCGTCAGCGCGTGTCGGCTGGTTGTCGACGACGACATGGTGATCATCGACAACAGCCCACTGGCGATCTGGCCCGAGGAATTCGATGCGAGCGCCAGACAGATCGGCATCCGGCAGGCTGGACTCGGCATAGTCGAACACATGACGCGGCCGGCAGATCAGCGCGCGGGCGGCGTTGTCGGTGCGAATGACGTCGAGGCACAGAACGAAATTGCCGTGGACGTGCTTGATCTCAATGTAGTCGAGCGGGCGGATTTGCTCGGCTTTGGTCCACAGATAGCGGGGGTGCAGACAGTCCTCGATGGTGTGGTCTGCCGGGGCGATCACGGCCCAGCCGTTCCAGAGGTTTCCTGCCGGCTGAATGGCTTGGCTCGGTAGCTGCAGCGCGACCTTGCGGGCGGAGGCCGCTGCCTTGGTTGGTGTCTTGGCCATGATGTTCCTTGTTTCAAATGGAAAAAGGGCGGCCCGTTTGACTGGACCGCCCCTTCGCGTGCTTCAGATGCTCAGCGCTCGGCTTATGGCTTGACGACCAGGAATCCGATCTTGATGGCGGCGTTGAAAGCTACCGATGCGTGGTGGTTGGTGACCGTGATGACCACCTGACCAGCCGTTACCGTGCAGCCGCCGATGCCGGGCGTGCCGGTCGATGCGCCGGCGTCTGCCGTAGCCAGCACAAAATCGCCGGCCGCGATCTGGGTGTTGGTCAAAGTTAGCGTGTATTCGGCAGCCGCAGCAGTCGTCAGGGCTTCCGTCGTCACCACACCCCGAAGTGCAGAGAGCGTTGCCGCGCCAGCTACGGCAGTCGCCGTGCCGCTGCTGCCAGCGCCAAGGGTTGCACCAGCCGCAGCGACTGCGGTCGCAACGAACTCGCTGCTCGCCGTCAGTGCGGCCTTGGCTGTGGTGGCGAACTGACGGACCTCAACCTTGTCGCCAATGTTCATTCCGCGCTCTTTGGCATCGGAGATGAAGTTGGCGGCGGCCACGACGGACGGGGTGTCCGTTCCTTCGTAGCGCCACGTCTGGCCGGCGCTGCCGGCCTGGGTGATGAGCCGAAGCTCGAGGGAATCATATGCCATGTGATTGGTCCTTTATGACGATTGGGGGGGAACGAGGATCGTCGAGCGGGCGGTTACCACCCGCTCAGCGATTAGAGCGCGGTGGTGTCGTTGTGGGTCATCTTGACGATGCCGCCGACCTGCAGAGCCTTTGCGCCCTGGTAGGCAGACGTGCGGGCCCACGAGTAGTCGTGCTCTTCGTTCTGGCCGACCTTGGTCGTCATCTCACCCATGTTCAGGCCGTGACCGACCGAAGACTTGTGGTAGACGAAGCACGACGCAGCCGAGGTGCCGACGCCAGGCAGGTTGGGGTGACGGCACCACTTCACGCCGTTCCAATCGCGCCACATGGTGTACTTCATGAAGGGACGGTCTGGCACCCAGTCGCCCTGGCGAACTGTTTGATCTTCATCGCGTGCGCCCATGCCATTGGAGTCAGCAAGCCGTAGAGCTCGCCATCGTCAGGGACCTGGTTGGCGGCAAGGATGGCCGTCGACTCGAGCAGCGAGCCGAGACCCATGCCGGCG